CGGACGTACCCTTGAAGGTGAATGACAGCATGGCGGTTTTACCAACAGACCCAGACCTGGAGACAGAGACGATGGCTCCCATACTGTGGGTGTGCCAACCAGTGCCACCTTCGACGAGTATCATCTCTACTTTTTGACTCGTGACCATGGCGTCTTCGAAGTCAAATTCCGCTCCTTCAATAGGGACCACGTTCCCCACGTTGATTGTTCTCATGAACGGCCCAGGAGACATGCCCTCAAAGTTGTTCGTCACCGAAAATATCGGTTCCTGACTACTATCGAGAGTAGTGTCTACTGTAACAGCTTCTGCCAACAGAGCGCCGTTAAGATACACAAATATATTGGTGTATATCGCCACCGTGGCACGGCTTACCCTTCAAACTTGGTCGGGTGACCACGGAAGGTGAACGAGATGGTGGTGGTTTGGCCGACGCCGGCAGACCTTGGTACCGCCACGATGTACCCAGAGGTGACGCAGATCTTCCCGCTACCTATCTCCTGCATCTTTAGATCAACTTCGACCGGACCCTCGTTGTTGGGACCTAACATCAGCTCCTCGAAGTCTTGCTCAGCACCAGACAGCGGGATGACGTTGGTTGCGGTGACGACGCGAACCACCGGGCTCGGTGTAATACCGGCCCAGTTTTTCGCAATCGTCATGACATCTTGAATATCTGCTTCCAAAGACGTTTCAATGGTCGTGTTCTCTGCAAGCAGACTGCCGTCCAAGTACAGGTTAATTTGACTGTAGAGTGCCATTAGTATGCAGCTCCTGTTTCTTTGATGGTGAACTCTCCCTTATAGAGGTGTTCGACCGAGTAAAAGTCAACGGATACGCTGATAGTGGCAGCACCCTTCGTCACGACAATGGAACTCTTCATCTCACTCACCTTGTCGGGAGCCAAGATTGGTCCCTGGTAACGCCCAAGAGGAGTGCTTCCGGTGAGTTCGTCGATAACGCCAGCAATGAGCGCCTGAACCAAGAGCGGGGTCGTCGTTTTGGCGAGAGTTTTCCCACTCGTACCTGGGTCGTTCGCCACGAACGGCTGCTTCGTCGCATTCCACCGCTGTTTGACGATGCCCCAAGCAAAGTCGATGACGCTCGTGATGTGACCCGGTCGAGCACGGTAGTCCTTGTCTACAGAAGAGGGGACATGGTTGGAAGATGTAACGAACCGAACCAAGTAGGCCGACCCAAGCGGAGAATACGCGATGGGAGAGATCCCATTGTTCAAGTCTGCCCTGATCTCGGTTGTCGTCGGCCGGTTCGCCACGAGGAACGGGGCCGGAACATGATATACCGTTCTGTCGGTGCTCACATACCCAGCAAAGTTTGCCGCAGGCTGAACAATCTGCTGACTTCGCACGACAGCAGCGTTCTGTGCAGCAAGCATTGCAGGTGTCCAGTCGCTTCCCTCCGCATGAAACATGAACCCACGAACACTGTTCATTGCGATTCCTGCCACTGATGCCTGGCCTTGCGTTCCAACGAACGCTCCGATCATGCACTGCTCTTTTCCATTCACCGGAAGAGCCTGCGTCTTGATCATGTCCAGCAGTTCGCCCGTCTGGTTGTCGGTGCTCAAAATTGGCGCCGGGTTCCCGTAGGTGCCGGCACCGTTGTGCCACGGTGACACGTGGTAGTACTTCTCGGTGTTGGCTGCCTCTGCGATGGCTGCGGTTCCGTTATCGGCGCCAGCGCTCAACGCTGGAGCGCCCTTGGTGATGGTGGTCGCAACGTCCTTGATGAACACAGCGCGAGCGCCCCACGTGGCGGGCGTATCGCTGACGATGAAGTTGCCCCTGTATCCAGTGTTCGCCGCCGTGATTGTCACCGTCGTAGCGCCAGCGGTAGCGATGACCGGAAGCGACGCGCCCTCGGATGCGTTGATCGCGTCCCTGGCTGCGGTGCAGATGTCAGCGAGTGGCTCGTTCGTTGAAATTGGGATCTCGACATCGACACCCACAATCGTAAACTTCAGGGCCGATGGACCAGACGGTACGGTGGCCACGGTAAATACGACCGAAGCAGCACCAGCACCATCCGGGACAGCAATCGCGTAGATCGTCGCCGCACCGTCGATGGCGGTATACTTCTTGTACATCTGGTAAAGCTCAGACCGTTTGCCAAAGCGATCTTTGCAGTCTGAGTCATCAGCGATTGCGTCGCCAAGAGTGTCCGTGGCTTCAGAGCCCGCGACGGTTTTGTTTCCATAAAACAAGACTTCGCGATTCGGACCAGTGCTGGAAAGCCCAGCTCCGAAAATCAGCTCTCGTCTGGTCGCCGGAATTGGATCGTTTGGATCGATTCCCGTGAGTGCCATTACTTGTTACCTTTTTCCTTGGAAGATTGGGGTTGAGTCTTGGTCTTCATATTTGCCAGTTCATTGGCTTCAGCCCAAGAGCCTGCGAGAATATAATCGCCATGCTGATTCAGGTCACCCTTGGTGACCGCCGACATCAGGTGGTGGTTAAACTCACACACCTGTTTTCGCGGCTCATACATGTCAACACCGGAAGCCCCTTCCGCCAACTCCTCTGTAGACCTTCGCCGCATCCCTACCATTCGGTGAGGATCTGACGTTCCGGGGTCGGACACCAGGGAACCAAAAATCCCTTCAAGAACCATATACCTTTGCATTTTTTCTCCTTACGGAAGCTGACCAGCCGAATGGGCTATCCAATCAGTTCCGTCAAAATACGACTTTGCCCACCAGCTCTGACCAGAAGGTAGCGCGAAAAGGGTCCCAGCCGCTGGCCCATCATTGATTATGTTCAGTGCGAAAGCGCCCAGCCCAAGCCTTAAAATATGAATGGCATCCCCCGCTTCGGCGTTCGTCGTCAAGAGGGTTTTGCCACGAGCAGCCGTAAGCGGGATCGCCGCAGGTAAAACCCTGAAAAAGTTTCCGCCGACCGTGAGATTTTCGTCAGCGTCCGTTAAGTCGGTGCCAAGAAGGGGTGTCCTGACAAGCTTCCACCTTCCCACGGTCCCACCCTGGTGACCCAGAACCGTAAGGTTGTCGATTGTAGATACGTCTCCAACAAACCATTTGTAAAGTACCGGGGTATCCAACGGGGTATTGTAGTGGGTTACATATGGACCCAAATCAGCCGCCATCTTTGCTTTGCTGACCCTCACCGTAGATGCCCTGCGTGGGTTCGCCATTAGTCTTCCTCGGTTCCGTCAGGGGACGTCAGTGTGCCGTCCAATATGAGCATCGTCTCAGTTCCTTCTCCGGCACCATAAATCGCCATCAAGGAATCATGAAGAACATCGCCCGGATCTTCCAGCGTCTTTTGTTGGACACGTTCATATACAGTAAAAGACCCCATCAACGCAGGATAATCCCTTCCAGAACTCCTTTTCGCCCTTCTCTCCACACCGGGGGCTTCGTCAATGCCGAACCTTCCGGGGCTCCCGCCATTATACTCCCAATCAATGACGTCAACCGGCGCCAAGGCCTGCGATATGCCCATCCCCGCAGGGCTCGTGCCATAGGCATAGGCATCATTGAACCGGCGAAAGCTCATCTTGTGCAGGGCGGCATCCACAGTACTCACAAGACCAATTCGCCGCTCCATCTCCGCTGTCTTGGGCAGCTCAGGGAACACGTACAGAATCTCAAGAACCCTCACCCTATAGCTATAGTGGAGAGTCATCTCCATGACGCGACTGTCGCCATCCCACCACACGAAGAGCGCAGGGACGGGGAGAGTTACCTGTAAACCCCTGGGCTCAAGAGGGCCAAAGTCGAACCTGTTGGCAGCTGGAACGGCGTCAACAATGGTTCCCGCTGGAAGGATGTTCTGCAGCTTAGCGTCCAGAACGTCTTTTATGTAGAAGCTGGCGAAATCCAATATGGCGCCAACTACCGGGTCTTCAATTTTGCTGCCTACAGCGCCTGACGCAACGGGCAGCTCAATTGCGCCTACCGCTGACGCTTCTGATGGCATTTAACTCTCCACCACCGTCACGGTCAGGACTTTCTGTACCACCGTCACGGTCAGGACTTTCTGTACCACCGTCACGGTCACCGGGTTACCTCTGGATTGACAACAAACCGGCCCTGCATGAACCGGATCACATCTGGTGGCACGGACGCGTCAAACACCTCAAGGTCGTACACAGCATTTGTGAACGTATACGCAGCTGTTTGGGCAGACGTTATTGTCAACGTCACGACCCC